AAATTCTGCAGACATTTTTCATAGTTCGAATATTCCTTTAGGAATTGAGCTGATGCCTGTCTAAGCTCGTTCGAAATCTCATAGTTTTTACTCATACTTTTTATTTTAGGTTTTATTTTACAAATATATAGAATCTCTTTTAATAAGTAAACATATTATTAAAACTTTTTATTTGATGGTGTAACAATTAATGGCCCTTGCATAGTACTATTAAGTTGAATCAATAACGTAGATATAGTTTTCATTGTCTCTAACATTTCGTTATTTCCTTCTCCAATTCCATTTTCTTCAATTTTTTTTTCGTTGTTAGTGGTTTCGCTCTTTGGAGATTCTGTAGTTGGATTTTCAGAATTTTCTCTATTAGATACAATATTACTAGTAGTGTTTACATTATTATTAGTGTTAGTAGCAATAGATTCTGTCTCTTTAGGTTTTTCTACTGGTGTACTTACACTAGATAAATTTTGAGGGTTAGTTTCTATTTTACTAGTAGAAGGAGGTAAAGTTTCATTTTTTACTTCATTTTTTTTCTCTATTCTAGTCCCTAGGTTAGTTTCTTCAATTTTTTTCTCTGATACTTTATTTTCTATTTCCCCAGTTACACTAGCAGCTCCAAAATTTATTCCAAATAAATCTTCAGCTTTATTTGATACAAGTTTTTCTTGCCCCGTCTGTAACTTACTAGAATCTTTTGCGTTTCCAGTTCCTCCAGTTCCTCCAGTTACACTAGCAGCTCCTAAATCTATACCAAATAGATCTTTAATTAGATCATCATATCTGCTATCTAATGTTTTTTCTATTTTTTGGGGTTGAGAATTAATAGTAGCCCCGATAAATCCAGTAGCTCCTGTACCACTTATTGTTTCTCCTAATTTGGTTTCATTAAATACTGAATCAGGTCCAGTTGTTCCTTTATCAACAGTTGGTCCTATAATATTTGTTATAGGTTCAATAGAAGATTCTGTCGTGCTCACTGGTTCTGCTTGCGTTTCAGTAGGTTCAGTAGCAATTATTTTCTCTTCTAATCTAGTTTCTGAAACTGTTTCCGTAGGGACAGTAGCTGCTACTATATCTCCCTCATTGAACATTTTCATTGTCTCGATAGATCCACTTTTTGATTTATCTATAAGTTTTTCTAGATTTTCTTCGTATCTTTTAGACATAGCTAAAACACTTTCGCTACTAAATCCTTCGCTTTCTAGTATTTTAGCTAATGCTGATATTATTAAATTATTTTCTGGTGTATATAATGAAGCAGCAGACTCTCCAGCCATAGGCCCAGTTTCATTAAAATAACTAACAATTTTTGAAAATTTACTTAATAGATCATCAAATTTAAGACTATCATCTTTTAGTTTGCTATTAAAGTCTTCTTTTACTTCATCATATTTTTCATAACCTTTTATATTTTTAATTCCTAAATTTTCTACTATCTGTGTAACGTTACCAGTTTTAAGAATCTGTGCATTTGCTAATTTATTCTCTGCAGATCCTTTAGACATTTCGAAAATCTCTTTTCCGTCTAATGCCTCTCCATCCTCTATTTTTCTTTTTATTTTAATCCTATCTGATAAATCCCCTGCATAAGCTTCTGAATAATATATAATACTTGCATCATAAGCTGGGTCTAAAGCTTTTAGATTTTTTTGAAAAGATTCAGTATAAAATTTATTAGCTTCTTTTATAACCTCATCCGCAGATTTCTTCTTCTTTTTTAAATCATCATCTATTTCTTTTCCTGTTAATCTAACATTTATACCATCAGATACAAAGCTTGCATCTAATTGCTCATTGTACTTTGCTCTATCGAAAGCACCTTCTCCTGATTTAAAAATTGGAAATTCTGATCCTTGTGTTCCTGTTTCTTCTGCCAAAATATTATTTTATTTTATATACCTAAAAAGCCAAAAAGTTAACTTTTTGGCTTTGAAAATGAAAATGCTTCTACTAAATCACCTTGTTCAGATTTCTTATTCTCTCTTTCTATTTTTTCGTTAAGCTTATCTATATATAACTGATATTCATAAAAAGGAAGAGATTCTATATTATCTATTGAAAGTTTAAATTCTTCCCAAAGTCTAAATTTGATATCAAAATAGTTGCTCAAGGATATTTGAAATAATGAAAAGGGATCTGTATCCTCCGGGAAAGGTAATATCTGCTGTGACCTCCCCATCACAGCTTTCACATTTGGTATAAATTCTTGATTTTGTTGCAAAATTAATTTTTTCGCTAATCTGATCTGCTATTGAAAATTGTAATGGAGTCCATTCTATTGAAAGTCTCTCATATTGATCATATAATCTTTCATCTAGACCTCTCCAATCTGGTATTATGAAAGTTGCAACTTTTGCAAAACTCTCGTCGAAGTTTTTATTTCTTCTTTTTTTCTCTGAAATTATTTTTCTGCATATAGTGGTTACCCCTATAGTAGGAATATACAGATCCATTTCTGCGCTTCCGTCTTTTGGTATAAATTTGAAGGAATAAGAATCTTTGTTGTATCTTTTTAATATCTCATTCTCTATAACAAAGCTGTCTAATAAATTAGATTTTAATTCTATCATATCAGGAATATTACAATCTTCTTTAGTACAGTTTTTTGTAATAGGTAATAAGATTCTATTCTCTCCTTTTAAGAAAGTCATATCCCTTATTGACATAATAATAAAAAATCTGTCCTCGTACCAAAGATCATATGATTCTAATATTCCGCCATTCCATCGTATTTTCATACATTTTTCAATAATAGCGTTTAATTTGTCGTCTAGATCTAATCTATCGCTTTCATCAACAGTAGAGAATTGACGTATTTCTGTAACCTTAGCTGCTTTAATAGCAATTTCAAATCCGTCAGGATATCCAAATCCTTTAGAAGGTAAAGTTTCCGATGGTATATTTTTCCATTCAGACTCCATTCCAAGTGGAGTTCTGTTAACATTAACTTTTCCTAAATTTGTTGATGTTATATTATCAGAGGTTGGGATCCAATCGGGAATTTTTACATTTTGTACATCTGGATCAGGTTCTTCGATTCTTTGAATAGAATCATACTCGAACTTAGATTTAGCTTCTTTTTGGTTGAGCTCATTTAGAAGCTCATCATCAAAATTGTCAATCATATTTTTTTTCTTATATTTCTTTTACTCTTGTTTTCTTTTTAGTTTCTTATTAGACGATAAAAAAAAGTAAAGACCAAAGAATAACCCCGAAAGGAAATAAAAAATTACAACAGTATGCCAATAAGATTCTGTCCATTTCATTAATGTTGCAAAAAGAATATCGAATCCAAAGGGATTGAAAAATGTTGCTAAGATTAAGCAGATTGTGGCAAGTCTTCTTTTCTTTTTTTGATTCACACTCGTCGTCCATATTATTTTAATATTGCCATTCTCATAAGAAATAATATCAAATAAAAATGGAGACTCTATTAATAAAGTCTCCATTTATATATTCTTTTAATTTTTTTTAGTTAAATATATCTTCAAAATAATCAGCTCTAAAAGAAAGTGCAATTTTATAAGGAGTTGTTCCGTTACTATAATCCAAATCCATTGATTTTATTTGATCTGTAGGAAAGCAATTCACTAGTTTTATTCTTCTAAATACATCTCCTTCTTTATTGAATATTGATATAAGTATATAAGTTCCTCCTGCATATGTTGATTTAATTCCAGTAGCACCTGTTAACGGATTATATATTAAATCAGACCACTCACGCATAGTTTTAAATACATAGTTGCTATTGTTATCATCTAAGTTAGTTTCAAAATCAATTCTAATTTTTACTCCAGTATCATCAACTGCTCCACCTGCATATCTTCTTCTTGAAAATTTATACCTTTGTTCCATTACTCCTGGGTTTTTATCAACAGATAAACCCGAAATAGAAAGTACATTTTCTACTAATAAAGATCTTCCTCCATTTCCTTGTGGTGTAGATACACCCGCAGGAGGCTGAATAATAACCTCGAATTGATTAAGATATACTGGTTCGTATAATTGAACTGCTGCTTTTGCTGAGCTAAAATGTGGTAATCCTGCCATTTTGTTTTATATTTATATGAATATGTCTTCGAAATAATCTACTGCCCATTGTACATCAATTTTATAAATAGATGCTTGGGTATAGTTTAATGCCATATCTGTTATAGGTGACATAAGAAAACAATCTCTAAGATTAATTTTTCTAAAAATATCTCCTTGTTTATTGAAAACGTTAATTAAAATGTTTCCTGTATAATCCCTTTTAAGTCCCATTGCTCCTGTAATAGGATTATAAATTAAATCTGACCATTGACGAAGTATTTTGAAAACATACATGGAATTATTATCATCAAGGTTAACTTCAAATGATATTGAAACATCTAATCCTGTTCTTTGTGGAGCTGCTCCTGAATAGTATCTTTTAGCAAATTTGTACTGTTGAGTGATCTCACCAGCATTTTGATCCACTTGCAAACCCGAAATGTTGGTCACTTGCTCTAAAAGGATGTTTCCGCTACCAGGATTTCCTTGAACTGATATCACTCCAGCAGGTGGTGAAATAGTCACCTCAAACTGATTAAGAAAAACTGGTTCAAATTTATTAACTGAAGCTTTTGAACTTGTATAATGTGGTAATCCTGCCATGTTTTTATTTTATATATTTTTCTATCTTATTTATTAACAAATTTATTAGCTAAATTGTGCAAATCCACCAGAAGCAATACCGCCTGTTCTTGTAACTGTCATTCTATTAATAAACTTGTGGATACCTCTTGCAGGTTCAATAATTACATCAATAATACCAATATTTTGATCAATAATTGCAGGTGTATTATTAGAAGAGTCCATAATAGTTAAATAGTTATAAATACCTCCAACGGATCTTACCCCAGTTAAGTAATTGTCTACTAATGTTTTAATTTCAAGTCTTACATTGTCTTCATTAAAATCAAACACAAAGTTGTTAAGTATTTCTTCTATTGCGGATTCAACTGTAATTAATAAGTCTCTAACGTGTAGGTTATTAAATGCTGAGTTAGTTCTTTGGTAGCTTGTTTGGTTACCGTAGATAACAATACCAATACCTCTTTTTCTAATGAT